GCTCACGTTGGGGTCCACCAGCATCTCCCACCGCGTGTTCACAACATCGGAGAGAGAACCATGAACGACAACCTTGAGATCAAGCTGATGGAGCGCCGGGACGCCACCCGCTTCCTGGAGGTGCGCCTTGAGTCCGTGCTCAAGCCGGGCGTCATCGCCCTCACCAACGTGGACGACCAGGGGGAGGAGGGCCGCACAGCCCAGGCCGTCCTGGCAGCCGGGGGAGCGCTCGCTGAGTACCTGGGGCAGTCCTACGGGGACCAGTTCAACCAGGATGAAATCGCCCGGGACGCCCGGGAGCTGTACCGAGAGCTGATGAGCGACATGCGGCAGGCCCTCCACTGATATGCCCCTTGACGTCCCCATTGTCTGGGCTCCCCAGCCCGGCTCACAGACAGCATTCCTGCAGTGCCCGCTCTTTGAGGTCCTCTATGAGGGGACCCGGGGGCCGGGCAAGACTGATGCGCTGCTGATGGACTTCGCCATGGACACCGGCCAGGGGTTCGGGGAGGAGTGGCGGGGCATCCTGTTCCGCAAGAGCTATCCCGAGCTGGCTGACGTGATCAGCAAGTCCAAAAAGTGGTTCAGCCGGATGCGCAACCCTCCTAAGTTCAACGAGGCGAACAGCACCTGGACCTGGCCCGGGGGCGAGCAGCTCCTGCTCCGCCACATGCGGAGGGTGGATGACTATAACGCCTATCACGGCCACGCCTATCCCTGGATTGGCTTTGAGGAGCTGACGACCTGGGCAACGCCCGATTGCTTCACCGTCATGCAGTCCTGCTGCCGCTCCACTCACCCGGACGTTGCGATGCGAGCCCGCGTGCGCTCCACCACCAACCCCTACGGTGTGGGCCACAACTGGGTCAAGGAGCGCTACCGCCTCCCCCTGATGCGGGGCCGTCCCATCGTCAATGCCCGCTCCTCTGATGGGGATCTGGAGCCCCCGCGCATGGCGATCCACGGCAACATCTATGAGAACAAGATACTGTTGAACAGTGACCCCAACTACATCAGCCGCATCCGGGCTGCTGCGCGCAACGACGCTGAGCTCAAGGCCTGGCTCCACGGCTCCTGGGACATTGTCGCCGGGGGCATGTTCGATGACGTCTGGGACCGCAAGACCAACGTGGTACCCAACTTCCCGGCCCACCTCATCCCCCGGGGCTGGCGCATCGACCGCAGCCTTGACTGGGGCTCCTCCACGCCCTTCTCTGTGGGCTGGTGGTTGGAGAGCAACGGGGAGCCGGTTGAGTGGGAGGGCCGCATGATCGGTCCCGTCCGGGGTGACCTCATCCGTTACATGGAGTGGTATGGCTGGACCGGCAAGCGCAACGAGGGTGTCAAGATGCTGCCCGACGCGGTGGCGCAGGGGATCAGGGACCGGGAGGAGGACGCTGGCCTCAAGGGACGTGTCCGCCCTGGGCCCGCTGACCACAACATATACACCAATGACTCCGGCACAACGGCTGAGAGCATCATGCGTGGGAAGGGCGTCACCTGGGAGCAGGCGAACAAGGGCCCAGGCAGCCGCAAGAATGGCTGGGAGGTCATGCGGCAGATGATGAGCAGCGCCCGGCCCGAGGAGGGCGAGCACGTCCGCACCAAGCCCGGGATGTTTGTCTGCGACCGCTGTCAGCAGTTCCAGATGACGGTGCCGAGCCTTTCCCGCCTTGACCGCGACATGGACGACATAGATACTGAAGCAGAGGACCATATTGCTGATGAGACACGCTACCGTGTCCGGCGGCAGGACCTCACATTTCACCGGAGGGTCCAGTGATGGCCGACAAAGACGCAACACCCGCAACACCCTCCTCAGCATATGGCCAGATGGCCCCGCGCTGGGGACTGGTCAACAGCCTCCTCGGGGGCACCGAGACAATGAGGGACGCAGGCCCGGCGCTGATGCCCAAGCACCAGGAGGAGAGCGACCCGAGCTGGTCACGCCGGATTGCTGGGGCAACCCTCCTGAACATGACAGAGATCACGCTGGACATGCTGGCAGGCAAGCCCTTCAGCGACCCGGTTCAACTGGTTGATGACGCCCCGCCCAAGCACCAGGAGTGGTCTGAGGATGTAGACCTCCAGGGCAACAGCCTGGACGTGTTCGCCCGGCGCTGGTTCCGGGACGGCCTGGCTAAGGGCCTGAGCCACGTCCTCATCGACATGCCCCGCCGGGATGAGGAGGGCGGCACAGAGCGCACCCTGGCAGACGACAAGGCCAGCAACGCCCGGCCCTACCTGCTCCACATCCCGCCTGAGTCAGTCATCTTCATGTCCGGGACCCTGGTCAACGGGCGGGAGGTCCTTAACCACGTCCGCATCAGTGAGTCAGAGGTGGTCCGGGACGGCTGGGGCGAGGCTGTCCAAGAGCGCATCCGCGTCCTGGAGCCCGGCCTTGTCCAGATATGGGAGCTCAGGAAGGGGCAGCGCAAGGAGGAGTGGGTCATGGTCGATGAGTGGGTCACTGACCTGGAATACATCCCCATGGTGACCTTCTACACGTCCCGGCAGTCCCTCGGGGTGTCCAAGCCCCCGCTCCTGGACCTCGCCTACATGAACGTGCGCCACTGGCAGCTGGACGCAGACCTCAACAACATCATCAGCGTGGCTTGTTTCCCGATGCTGGCGATGAGCGGCGTGGATCAGACTGAGGCCGGGGACGGCTCCCTGATGCGCCTGGGCCCCAACCAGATATTGGCGACCCGGGCTGAGCACGGCAAGTTCTACTATGTGGAGCACACCGGGGCAGCGATTGAGACTGGTGAGAAGAAGCTCCAGCACCTGGAGGAGCTCATGGCGTCCTACGGGGCGCAGTTCCTGAAGGAGAAGCCCGGGGACCTCAAGGCCACCGTCCGGGCACTCGACAGTGCCGAGGCCCTCAGCCAGCTCCAGGCGATGACCCTGGTGTTCAAGGACGCCCTGGAGACGGCCCTCATGGTCATGTCCGACTGGGCGGGGCTCGGGGACGGCGGACCCAGCGTGGAGATGAATGTTGACTTTGGGTTGAATGACCCGGATGAGAAGGGTTGGGCCGCGATTGAGAACGCCCGCAAGCGCCGGGAGATCAGCCGGGAGGCCACGATCAACGAAATGACCCGCCGGGGCTGGCTGTCTGATGACTATGACCAGGAGGCGGACAAAATACTGCTGGAGGCTGAGGGCAAGGAGCTCATGGACGCCATGGCCAAGATGGACCTGGACCCGACCGCGCCTGACGACCCCAAGAAAACCAAGGAAAAGGATGATGACGATGACGACGAACAAGACGACACTTGAGCAACTCCTGACGCACTGCATCCGCAGCAACGTCCCCGCCCGGGTGGTCCCAGTGGTGGGAAAGTCCGGCAAGATGGAGTTCTACATACACGCCGATGGAGCCGACAGCACCACTCTGGACTTCCAGGTGACCAACAATGAGCTGAAGCCGCTGGAGCGGGCAGCCGGGGGCTGAGATGACCGCCAACCAAGACCTCTTTGATGCTGCCCTCCGGCACCAGGTGGCGCTCCGGCGCTACTCTGACCGGAAGCGCCGCCAGATGCTGGACCTGCTTGAGGCGGCTGACGCTGACCTCGTGGCCAAGCTGCGCGCCCGGCTCGGGGCCGCAATGGAGGGCGGCGCAACCAACCGGCGGCTCAACGCCCTGTTGAAGGAAGTCCGGGACACCAGGAGGGCTCTGATTGACTCACTTGCTCAAGACACCGCATCAGAGATGGAGGCGCTGGCGGCTGCTGAGGCGGCATGGGAACAACAGATCATGGCGGACTCAATCCCGGTTGAGATGAGCACCGTTGCGCTCCCCCTGGAGCGCCTCCGGGCTGCGGCCATCAACTCCCCCATGCAGGGCAAGCGCCTCCGGGACTGGTTCAAGCACCTCGGGGACGGGGACCGCGCCCGGCTGGACCAGGCTGTGCGCCTCGGGGTGGCCAACGGGGAGACGCTGGACGACATCGTGCGGAGGATCGCAGGGACCCGCGCAAACGGCTACACGGACGGCATCCTGGCCACCACCCGCCGGGAGGCTGAGACAATCGCCCGGACGGCTGTCAACCATACCTCCAACGCTGCCCGCAGCGAGGTCTGGGACGCCAACCAGGACATCATCTGGGGGCTCCGCTGGACCGCGACCCTGGACGGGC